CGGATGCCCCGGAGCCGAGACACAAGATTCCAAAGAGTATTCTTTCTCAGGTTTACACAGAGTCTGCCGGAATTTGTGCATTATGCGGGAAGCCGATGACACAGTGGGATAAGACGGTTGATCACATCATTCCTAAATCGAAGGGCGGGAAAGATGCGAAGAGTAACATTAGGTATGCTCATCGTGATTGTAACCAGTTGAAGGGGAATCTTTTGGACAAGGATATGTACCAGACTGTATCAAACGTAGGGGCGAAATACGTTTACGAACAGCCTGATTCTCCGGAAGCCATGCGGTTAATCAGAGCGTATCTGCGTGGCGTTATTAACGAGTATAGACAAGGCGGGCTAATAACATAAGAAAGATGGTGATGCTTATTGGGACAGTACGGATTAAAGATTAAAAACTTCAAGGCAGGAGCTTTGTACGGCTACAACCTTGGGGTTCGTGACAGATACGATTACACGGAGGCGATGTTTAATAATTCACTCTTCTACTATCATATGCGTGAGAAGGGCGGGTTATAGGACTACAAGGATGAATCTACTCGGGACTTGATTTGTATAGATTTCGGCTTCGGTTCTCGGTCTTACGAAGAGGAAGTAGAACATCTTACGTCTACCCTCGCCAAGGCAGAGAAGGACGAGGATAAGCAGCGGATACAGTACTTATTGGATAGGGCGAAAAAAAATAAGTGGAAGTACTGCAAGAAATCCAAAGATGAAATCAGAGAAGAGTTCTATGTTAACGGAGTCCCCATCGAGTATAAACATGTTAACCGGAAGACCGGGGAAGTTACGTCTGAAGTTATCCGGTACCGGATGCTTTACCGTAATGCTTCAAAAGCTAAGGTCGGCTTAGCAAATTTCATCAACGAGAAACTGTATGATGAGGCATACGACTGGTTGACCATGGGACTCGGGAAAAGGCTCCCGCACGAAAATGCAAAGATTGTCGAAATCTCTGCGTACGCCCCTCTCACAACCTCAACGGTTGAAGACCGGATGCACATGGATGTTGACGACGTATTAATCCTTAATGACCAAGACAGTTTCTTTCGCACAGTGGCAGAGGTTATCCGTGTCGAGGATTACCAGTCCGTCGAGAGAGTAGTTGACGAGGAAAAGACTGCGAAGAATCGGGCTTCAGCATTGTCCAAAGGGCGATTGGACATTTATGGGAACCCGATTTATAAAACGGCGTACAAGAAAGTGCCGTGTACGAAGAAGAAGTGCGTGGTCAGCCGGGAAGAAACTGATGTTAAGAATACACTCTGGGATGGGATGGCGTTAATCGAATCTGACGCAATGCCAACTTGGTGCAACGGTATGGTATTGCTTAGAAATCATTTCTTTAAGGCTTGCGCGTTTAGAACTTACATTCAAAAGTTTCTCCGGGATTACGCGGCGGAACACTGGATAGACTTTGATACTTGGGAGTTAACCGACATGTTCGGAGTTAAGCACCCCGCGAAGTCCGTGAAGATGATTACAACCAATAATTCTATTAAATGGTTAAAATTTGTGGATCTTATGGGCGGAACTAAACCAGCCGCCTATGATTACTGGAGAGACAGAGTCCGGGCAGACGGATGTATGTGGGGATGCGTAAAGACGGATCATCCAAGCAAGCTTTCGTACCAAGGACCAGTTAACCAGTTGAGTTACCAAATGGTTAATACTCTCCCTTGTTCTGAGGAAGAGATTGCGGAGTTAGCGAGAACGTCTATAGAGTATGTTGAAAAATTAAAACAGGATAACGATGTGTTTGAGCAGTATCTGCGAGCAAATGCTACTGCTGTTAATCATTACGAAATGCTGGCGGATTTATACAGATGGAACCCAGAATTTTCGAACAGCCGAATGTGGAAGGTTGATAAAAGCAAGATTATAAGCCAGTACGTGTTTCGATTGAGGAGAGGTAAAATCGTTGTTCCAGGAGATAACCTTACTGTGTGTGGTAATCCATACGGCTTATTACTTCATACCGTTGGCGAAGATTGGAGGACAGATCCGACACTTCAGCCAGAGGATGGAGTTATCCAGGCGTATACCACGAGGTTTAAAGACGGGGAATACTTGTGCGGGATAAGGAACCCCCATAATAGTTGTAATAACTTGGGTTATTTCCATAATGTAATCCATCCATTAATGGAGAAGTATTTTGGTTTTAGTAACAACATCATGGCTGTAAATTGTATAGAAACTGATGTACAGCCAAGAATGAATGGAGAAGATTTCGATTCAGACTTCAACTTTGTTACTAATCAACCACAGATGGTAGAGGCTGCGAGAATAGCATATCGTGACTTTCCGACCGTGGTGAATGCGATTCCAGAAAGTGGGTTAACATATGTAAATGATTTACGTGAATATGCGAAGATGGATTCCATGATGCAGCGGGCACAGAAAGCTATAGGTGGGTCTTCTGATTCGGCTCAGCTTGCGCAAAGTTATTATTGGAATAAGATCGTCCAGGGGATCGATGACGAGGAGAAGAAGGAACTGTATGACATTGTTGTTATTTTGGCTGTCGTAGCGCAGGCAAGTATAGATAGCATAAAGAGGCAATATGCGGTTGATCCAAATGATGAAATTGCCAGAATTCGTTCTCTTCCGTGTATGAATAAAAAGCGTGATTTCCCGCTATTTATGAAATACACCCGGGAAATCCCGGTAACCAAAAATGGATTAGAACGACCGTATGCAGAAATCAAAAAAGATAAGGTGAAACTGTCGAAACGAATTGACTGGAATATAATCTGTCCGATGAATCATCTCCAAAAAGCACTTGACAAAATTCAAGGAGCTAGTCGGGATAAGCCGATTGATACGTATCAGTTTTTTAAGAAGATTGACGGCAAGGCGAACGATCGCCAGATGTCGAAAGTCAGAACTATCATAGAAAATTATGACAAGTTTATTCGTAATAATATTCCATATGTCGAAGAAGTCGGGGAGGATGGATTCGACATAATCCTTGAAGAAACGCAATCTGTTATGAAACAAATCAGTAACATCCGCATGTCAGCCAAGACAATGAATAGATTAATAGAAACATGTCTTGGGGTTATGGGAAAGACAAATACGGATAAAAGATACTCTGATGCGTCAAAGTATATAACCAGGACGTTTAACGCTTTGTATCATGCAGACAAAGAACGATTCCTTCAAAACTTCGTAAAAGCTTGATTTATCGTAGCATTTCAAAAATAAAAGGTACCAAAACTCAATAAAAATATGGCTTAAAAAGGTACCTTTTATTATCCATAATATGAAGGGATTTAGCAATAAGTTACATCTATTCGACCGCTATTGCCGATTGCGGTATATAAGTATGGAATCATGATTAAAAGGAATTATTACCTTTGGACGTAGGGTAGGTTAAACGTCTAGCTGCGCGCTATTTAATATTTATTTAAATAAAGACCCAAACAGCTATTAAACAGTGTGGCGGAACAGGTAGACGCACCGAAGGAGCGGGTTGGTTAGGAACACATTATTGCGTGGAAAACCTCATGTAAAAACCATCATGTGAGGTGTAAATCCTCACCACTGTTTAGTTAAACAAAAGACATATTACACAGCAAAAAAGTACATAATCTTACAATATATTTTCTAGGTGATATTGGATTGGCATGTCGGATTGGATTGGTTTATGGCATGTGCCGTTTCATCGTCTTGTCGATGAATTATTAATCAATCATATGTCTTGTTTTTTGGCGGGCGGAAGGTCGGATATCTTACTGTGCCTCATAAGCATGGGCAATCGGGTTCAACTCCCGAGCGACGCAATCTATGTGTTAACTACTCTCCCCCTTTTTGTGGTTAACATAAATAATAAATAAGGATGTGAAAACAAATTGGTTAACATAACACAAGCAGAAGCCTTCTTTCTTCGTGCAAACGGACGAGCAGATGACGTGCACGTATCTAGCCGGACTCACAAAAGTCGGTCGAAGAGATACTTTGCAACTGAGAGTTATAAGACTATGCAGCTTCTGAATAAGTACAGAAACAAGCATACGTTGGAAGTACACGAAGCTGAAAGGCGGTGATTACGTGGCTGAAATCTATAAGGGGTATAAAAATCTTATAGGCACTACGGATGATATTAATGAGTATATGTCAAGTATTTAGATTAATCAGTTTTATCCAAATGAATATTTGATTATCAAGAATGTGGATGACGGATCTGAAAATGAGATGCGGTGGGACGGCGAAAAATTTGTTCAGTTAAAACTCCCGCCGTCAAAGTACATCAAGGGCAAAAATGCTTTGCAGCGCTGTGCGTTGGACATGTTGAACAACCCGGCAATTACTGTATGCGCAGTATTAGGTACATACGGTTCTGGCAAAACACGACTCACTCTTTCCATGGCTAAGTATTCTGTTGTAGACAAAGGAGCTCAATCTAAAATTATTGGGATTAGAGAACCGGTTGGACACGGAAAACAGGTGGGCTACCTTAAGGGATCGTTTGAGGACAAGACAGAGATGTTTTTTTTACCATTGGCCCAACAGCTTGATGGAGGTATGTTCGAACTTGAAAGTATGAAGCAACGAGGAGTGTTAGAATCTAATATCCTATTCTATCTTAAGGGCGTAACGTACAATGATTCTATTATAGTCGTCGATGAGTCCGAAGATCTAAGCGAGGAACAGATACGGCTTGTCGGCACTCGCGTTGGAGAAGAAAGCAGAATATTTTTCAATGGTGATTATAAACAAGCAGTTGCCAGAGCAGACACAAATAATCCACTCGTAAAAATGTGTAATGCCTTAAAAGGCTCTCCTTTATTCGGGTGCATTTATTTAGAAGAAGATGTAAGAAGTAAGACCAGTCAATTATTTGCAAATCTGTTTGAAGGAGGAAAAGGATAATGGGCGAAAAAAGCCAAGGAAATTCTAAGTTAATTTTCAAACCTAATATAGCACGCCGTCTACTTAAAATGGGGTGCAAGATTGTTGATATAAAAGCCGATCACAATAATAAACAGAGGACGGTTTTTGTTTTTGAGAGAGATAATGCGTTTGACCGTAATTTTGATACGGTAATCAATGAAATGGCAGATGAACGCATCAATAAGAGAAATGATAAAAAAGACGCAAAGGAGTGATTGCATATGTCTATGCCTACAATAATAGACGTTCCGATTATTGGAGCAATGAAAGATACCGACCTCCCGTCCCCGGAGGAATATACATATTGGAAGCTACGTGAACAGCGAGTATTCACGATTGATTATGAAATAGATGAAGATTATCAGTTGATTGAACTTAGTAAAGTTATTGTTCAAATGAATATAGAGGAAAGAAATATTCCAAAGGAAGAACTTAAACCTATATATATTATGATACATTCCTTTGGGGGTGAGGGTCGTCAGACGTCTTATTTCTGCGACTTACTCATTTCAAGTCGTATTCCAATTATCACGATAGCAATGGGAGTTGCAATGTCTTCCGGTTTTCAGATATTTTTGGCAGGGCATAAGAGGTATGCGTTCAAACACTCGCAGTTACTTGTTCATGCTGGGTATGCCGGATTTGAAGGGACAGCTTCTGAAATGGAAGAATTTCATAAGAATTACAAAAAGACTATTTCAGAAATGAAAGATTATATTCTTGAACGAACAGAAATTGACGAGAAAGTTTTTAATAGAAATAAGAATAAGGATTGGTATCTGACATCTGAAGAGTTGGTTAAGTATAAAATTGTGGATAAACTAATTGATAGTTTTGAAGATATATTTGAGGATTAAAAGGAGGAAGGTTTATGTTTAAAGTAAAAGATAACCCGAGCAAAAAGACAAGTGGTAAGAGAAGCATTACTATTGACTCCGTGTCAATTGAAGATGGTATTCTCGTAGATGAAAACGGTTCGATTGTTGATGGCATTGCAGAAAATCTCCCTGAGGGTGTTGACGAGTTCACAATTAAAATTCAGGTACTCCTGCCCGAAGAGGAGGAATAATATAAAATGTCTGTGTTTAACATAAACTTAAAAAAGAAGCCGGAAGAAACAGAACTGGCTTACATATGGCGTGTAGGATAGCTTAAAGACTCAGGACAATTTGATTATACCTGGTCAGAGTTGACAGACGTACTCAACGCAGAGTTGAGAGATCCAGAAGAAGCGTGGAGTGAGTCTGCGTACAGAAAGAAATATGCGCTGATTAAAGCGGCATATGAACAGATTTTCGCCGGCAATACTGATGTTAGTCCTACCACTTCTGAACAGATACAGGAGTTAGAAAAACTTCGTGTTCAAGTCAGGGATGAAAGGAACGAGTACCGAAGATTACTTCGTGAACAGGCTAGGCGAGAAAGTTATGAAGATCAAATAGTGCGTGCAATCACGTCGCATGTAGAACCAGATATTGTATTTGACCGCCCCTCTCCCACTTGCGGTTCTGATAATGATATTATTGTTCATCTAACGGATCTTCACGCCGGAATAAATATTAGTAACTGGTTTAATAAATATAATGATGATGTTCTTGGAGAGCGACTCGATGCTTTCCTTCAAAAGATACGAGAAGTAAAGAGGACTCACAACTCTGAGAATATGTACCTCATTCTCGGCGGAGACATGCTTTCCGGCAATATCCATCCAACTCTCCGCATTGAGAATAACCAAGATTTAATAGAGCAGTTTTTAACTGTTGTTGATTATTTAAGTGCATGGATTGCTAAAGTGTCTGAAGATTTTTCCGAGGTATATGTCTATATTACCCCAGGGAATCATAGCAGGATGACACAGAAAAAAGATGATAGTTTGTCTCATGAAAACATGGATAACCTTATAATTCCGTATCTCTCCGCAAAACTACAGAATTATAACAACATTCATTTTCATGTTAATAATATTGAACATTCGATAGCGATGTTCATAGTCAGAAATAATAATGTGTTTGCCTCTCATGGTGATAAAGATACAATAGAGAACATTGTCCAACATATGACTATGATGTTTGGTGTTAAGCCGGATATCTGCTATCTTGGACATAGACATTTTAATTCTTACACAACAACTTACAACACTAAAGTCATCCAGAGTGGGTGTCTTTCTGGCAGCGATTCATATTGCATGGATCACCGTTTATGTAACAAACCAGAGCAGACAATTACCGTAGTTAATGACGGCGGGGTTGAGTGTATATATGATGTAAAATTTGATTGAGGAATAAAAGGAGATTTTAATTATGAAGAAAATTGATTTTGTTAAGAATGTTACAGCTAAGGTAAGAGACGAAGAGAAGTTTGCAGTTACGATTAAGGAGACCGAAGCATATCTTAATGCTTTTAGAGATGCAGTCATCGAAGCTATGCAGGCCGACGAAGAAGTAATGATTCCAGGATTTTTAAAGTTCAGTGTTGGAGATCAGGCGGCAAGAGTTGCTAGAAATCCGCAAACTGGTGGCGCAATTGAAGTTCCGGCTAAGAAGAAAGTTAAGGTTAAGATTCTCGAAAGACTGAAGAGTTCTGTACGATAAGGAGAAATAAATTATGTATAAATGCAATGTATGTGATGGGCGAGATGTGTTCTAGGCCCAGGATATTGAAGATTTGTATTGGCTGCTGACAGATGTCGCTGAAAATCTCGGAGACATTGCAGTTATTACAGATTATGAAACAGCAAAAGAACTTCTTTTTGAAGGAATGAATAACGACGATAAACTCGGATACATCAAAATTGATCAATACGATTATGATGATGCATATCTTGTAACGTTCGATTATAACGACGGTGAATTAACAATTGGTATAGAATTTGCTACGTTAGACGGTAAAAAATACCTGTACGGAGATTGTCTTACATTTGTTGATTATAACTGGGATGGTAAGTGTAAATTTATCAGTGATATGACTAAAGACCACCCGGATTTTGAGTATGAACTATTTGTTGTTGGTGATCTCCCTAAGCCAAAGGAATATTCATATGCAAACGAAGTCCACAAAGACGGTAAGGATGCTTCCATCTTAATCCAGTCAAATGTGGAAGATTTCGTAAATATTATTAGCAAAATGTTTAAAGACTATTTTGAATAAAATATTTGGCGCAGTATTGAATGGCCACAGTGCTGCGCTCTTTTGCTTCTGTGGCGCAATAGGAAGCGCAGCGGATCTGTAATCCGCGTGTTGCAGGTTCGACTCCTGTCGGAAGCTTTAGTATGCCTTAATAGCTCAATGGTAGAGCATTCGGCTGTTAACCGAAGGGTTGTTGGTTCGAGACCAGCTTAAGGCGTTTGGAGAAATCCGAAATATGAATAAAAGGAGGCGGTGAAGATGCCGACCATAAAAAAGAAGGTTGACCCAAAGGTCACCGCTTTAAAATAGATAGATTCGACTATTAATGAAATAGTAAAATTATTCGATTCATTGGAATAGAAGGATCAAATAAAATGCCTCAAGGCTCTTGGGGTTGGGACAAAATTCTTTACATGTCAACATTGTGGAGATGTAAAACCGAAAGAGAAATTTCACTCTTCTACTGCCCCAGGGGTGGCAACTGGAGTTGTTGATGTTTGTAAACAATGTGTTGAAGATGTGGCAGTTCCGACAGTTAACGGCGAGAAGCAACAGCCAACGAAACAGTCTGTTGATAATGCTTTGTTCTTGTTGAATAAGCCCATGCTTGATTCCGTGTGGGAGGCTTCACTTATGGAAGCTGCCAATCAGGCGACGGGGAAGACTAAAAGTAACGTTTGGACATCGTATATTAAGAATATTGCGATGCCTAATTATTACACTTTAACATACCGCGATTCTGATAATTATACAGGCGGAATGTATTCTATGAACGATATGTCTGATGGTGCGTTGCCAAAGGATTAGGAAATCATAGAGCAATTTGAAAAGAATAAAAATGATACGCTCCGGCTGCTTGGATACTTGCCTTTTGAAAAGGAAAAGTTGTCTGATCAGCCGTTTTTATATTCGCAGCTTATCGGATTCTTGGATGCTTCCGAGGAAGGTAACGACGACATGATGAGGGTCTCTTCTATCATTAGTATTGTCCGTAGTTTTTTATAGTTGAATAATATCGATGATATGATTGCTCAGCTTTCTTCAGATCCACGGAACGCAGCGAAGAATATTGCTACCATTCGATCTCTTCAGTAGATGAAAAGTCAGATTACACAGGGTGCTACTAAACTTGCTGAGCAGAGCTGTATCTCTTTGAAGAATAGTAAAAATTCTATTAAAGGTGAGAATACTTGGACAGGAAAAATCAAGAAGATTAAGGACATGAATCTTCGTGCGGCAGAAGTAAACGGATTTGACATTGCGACTTGTCGTGGAATGAGGTAGGTTCAAGAAATATCAGATGCTTCAATTATGAAGTAGCTTGCACTTGATGAGTCAGAATGGTCAGATATGGTTGCAACGATGAGGGTTGACAATCAAACACTTCGCCGAGAACGAGATCAGTATAAAGAAATCAATCGTATTTTATTACGGGAAAATCTTGATTTGAAAGATTATCTCGAAGAACAGAATATGATTCCAGAAAGTGGCTATGTAGACCTCAAGGATATGTATTCAGTGTTTGGCACTGACGGTGAGGATGTGGAGGTGGGCAATGAAGAAGATGAATGAGGCATTGTTCCCAATTGATATGGATCTCCCATATGATAAAGATTTTTATTAGGACTATGGGATATTTGTTAAACCGATTGACTACCCTATATCTCAGAGGAAATTAGACGCACTGATGGCAATCTCAGAAATGTAGCGTTATTTTCAGTGCAATCCATTGCGGTGGATTGATATTATGTACAATATTGAAATGTTGGATGCTTAGGCTTTATTGATATAGAGGGCTTGGGATTGCCCGAATGTCTTAGCATGTTGCACTCGTGGAATGGGCAAGAGCACTACTATTGACATAATGACAATGTCAAAGGACAGTTTATTTTCAAATTATTGGTGCTATATAGCTAGTGGTTCCGGATCTCAGGCTGAGCAAACATTCATGACGCTTGAAAAACTTGCGAATGATAATATAGATGAGTTTGTCGGTTCTACCGGGAAATTATTTAAGGATGAAATTGTTATCCCAAATGCTGGAGGAGACGGGTTTAGTCATAATCCCAATGGTTTTAGATTTGAAACTTATAACGGATCCTTTACATAGACGTTAAATAGTAATATAGACCGCAAACGCGGACAGCGTGGATCTGTTATTTTTGATGAGTGCGGATTTTTATCAGACGAAATGATAAATGTTTATTCTGCATTTGCAATTGTAAATAAGAGTTTTAAGACAGGTAAAGACGCGAGTGGTAAGTCAATTGACCCAATTAGACAAAGGACTTTTGCGACAAACATCCCGAATCAGAAATTTTATATAAGCAGCGCATCAAGTACGGATACGCAATTTTATTCGTTATACCGTGACTTTGCAAAGAGGCAGATTATGGGAGACCCAGATTATTGTGTTCTCCATATGGATTGCGAGATTGCTTTTAAGCCGACCCTTCATGGAGAATTAATTGCTCCTCTTCTTTCCCGTTCGACAGTTGAGTCTGAGATGCGACGCAATCCTGAAAAAGCCAGAAGGGAGTATTTTTGTACATTTACAACTGAAGCGGGGGCTGATGCTATTGTAAAACGTGGAGTTATTACTCGTAATGAAGAAACTCGCAAGCCTCTCCATGAGAATGATACCGGGGATAAAAAGTTTTGGATTTGTTATGATCCGGCTAGAATGAGAGATAATTCTGTTGTGTTAGTCGGGGAATGTTATGATTCTCCACTTCCAGATGGGAGTAAGGAGAAAAAGGCAAGGATAGTTAACCTTGTTAATCTTATAGATGTAGGGAAGAGAATAAAATCTCCAATGCAGACTCCGGATCAAGTTGAGTATCTGCGATAGATGATACTTGATTATAATGGCGGGGCAGATAACTATGACAATATTCTTGGCATTTATATTGATGCTGGATCTGGCGGAGGTGGCCCAATCATTGCGGATATGTTGATGCAGAATTGGGTTGATAAAGCCGGAATTGAACATCGTGGGTTTATTGATAAGGAATATTCTGAGGAATATGTAAAGAGGTTCCCAGATGCCGTCCAGGGGAAACTTCATATGATGAATCCCAGTGCTTATAAATCTATGATGTATGAAGCGTTAATAGAAATGTTAAATCAAGATAAGATTAGCTTTACAGCTAGTTATGACAATAAAGGGTATCTTACGGTTTTTGATGTTGACCAGAAGTTGGTCGAAAAAGAAACTAAGAGGATAACTGAAGAGCTAAAGAAACAAAAGGTAACTGGTAAAGAATTTGAAGAAAAACTGAAGGAACGGCTTAATGAGGTATAGTCTGTAAAGACCAAGACTATTAAGCTGGATTGGCGAGACGAAATAGCGTTGTCAAACATCGATGCGCTAAAGGAAGAATTGGTGAACATGGTCCGCAAAAAACGTGATTCTGGTAAGGATTCATTTGAATTGACACCTGAAAAAGCTAATAAATTACACGACGATAGGGCCTATGTATGTTGTATGCTCGGCTACGCCTTGCTTCAAGAGAGAAGGAAAGATGTCATGAAGAAACCGAAAAAGGATCCCTCTGCTCTCTTCTCTCAATTTCAAATTCGGCAGCCAAAGAAGGTAACAAGATTTTAAGGAGGTGCCGCTTATGGCAAATAAACAACCAGGCGCTAATAGCGGCGCTAAAGACGTACAAACAAAAATCACTACAGTCTCACAGACTGATAGCGCTTTCTCGTATAAGAGGGATCGTGCTTAGACATTAACGTTTGCAAAGATGCAGGAGATTCTTCAAAGAAATCCGATGAGAAACGTAAATAAAACGTTTACATAGTATACAAAGGACTTAGTAAAAAATTACTTGCAAAATCCGGTGAACAGTTAGGATACACTCAGAGAGATTTCACGATTTCTTGCAAGGAATTCGATGCTGTATCAAAAGATATTGATGCATTATGCAACGATTCCACTCTTTAATTATAATATTACTCCGCAAGATGATTTTACTGATGACTATAATCTTTCCAAAATAGTTCAGGATTATTAGAAAGTAATATCTACTTTTTCTAGATTTGACATTAAGAAGGACGGATATAGCGCTCTATATTTTGCCTTGCGTGATGGGTTTTATGTCGGGTACGTATATGATGATAAACAAGGCAGAATATTCATGATGCCGCTTGACGTTTAGTATATTCGAATAATTGGTAAAAACCAAGATGGTCAATGGGTGGCTTATTTTAATGCCGCATATTTTGATTCTGGTAACAATAGTGAATTTATTCAGGGAATTGATGGTAATGCAACAGCCGCTACATGGGATAAAGTCTTTATTGATGGATATCGAAATTATAAAGACAATCGAGATATGCAATGGTTCCGTCTTCCGCCTGAAAAAACTTGTGTTTTATTAAGCTGTCCAGACGATGAATTTATGCATCCATTGCCATTTTTTGCTCCATTGTTTATAAGCCTCATGGATTTAATTGACCTTGAACAATTGATTGCTTCTCGCAATGAACTTGAAAACTATAAATTAATCATTAGTAAAATTCCGCTTGTAGACAATGGTAATTCGGGTGACGTAGATGATTTTGCTATTAGCTTAGAGCTTAGCCAATATTTTAACGAACTTTTATAGGCAGCTGTCCCGGAGACTGTGGCCGTTGGATATTCTCCCATGGATATCGATGTCGTGAATTTTGAAAAGTCAAACTCGGCTGATTCTACCGATAGATTGTCTGAAGCCATAAATAATTTATTTGAGAACGCCGGAGCTTCAAAAGTTGCTGTTTCTGGTGGCGGGACAAATCCATCTACCCTTGCAATCAAATATGGAATGATTGAAGACAATAATATTATCTGGGTCATGGTTAACAGATATGAGTCATGGCTCAATTATTATATAAAATCAAATATACAAAAAGGTTATATATTTGAGATACATCGGATTTCGGATTTTAATAAAGAAGAATATATAAATATTCGTAAGGATGCTGCTACACTCGGGAATAACAAGATGAGTTATATTACGGCCATTGAAGAGAGCCCATATATTGCATTGCAAAAGATAAGATTTGAAAATGCAATTGGGCTTGTTGATATAATGAAACCACTTTAGTCGAGTTATAACACTTCGTCTAACAAGGTTGGGAGGCCGAGAGTCTCAGATGACGAGTTAGAGGGAAGTGCCGATAGAACACGAAACACTTCTGAATAAAAGAGGGATGAATAAGTATGAAGAGCAAATTCATAATCACAACAAGTGAAAAGTCTGCTGATCTTTTGGAGGCAGCCGGTTTTGAATTAATTTCTCAATCGTCTGGGCAGTGGACATTCTTAAATAATGGTAAGATGTAGTTTTCAAATCTTGAGAAAATTACTTTTACAAATAAATTACTTTTTGATAGTAGGTCGGTTGACTGAGGCAAGTCCTCAGTTGGCTGGCTTATTTTTTTATGATTATTACTCCTCTCCTACTCTGAGAGGAATTTTTTATTCTACGAAGAAAGGAGGGAAGAAAAGGGATGCATAGACGTTTATTAACTTTAGATGATTTGTATGATTATTTTGTCGCTAACAAGATGGACAGCTTCCATTTCAGTTCTAATGAGGCCGACAAAAATCTTGTGGTACAGATCGATGGAACTGTTAACTTCAAGAAAAGTGAAGATGATACGGAAGGCCTTCAGCCAGTTGTTCTTCAGTCCTCGCACATTGGAAGTAACCGGAACAAATCTGCTATCTCAGAAAAAAGTATGAAAGCTGCTCTCCCATCTTTTGCAAATCGCCCGATTCTGGGATATATCCATGAGGTAGATGGAAAGCCGCAGTTTTATGCTCACAATATGCATATTGATAAGAATGATGAAGTCGTTTATGATGAGCTGCCAGTTGGAATAATACCTGAATCTGGAAATCCGCATCTGGAGTATGACGAAGAGAAGGATAAAACATATGCGGTTGTTAATGGATATATTTTTGAGGAATATTCTAAAGCAGCAGAGATACTTAAGCGTGAAGAAAAGTGTAGCTGTAGTGTTGAACTTTCTATCCGAGAAATGAGCTATGACTCAAAGGCGAAAGTTCTTAACCTTGAGAACTTCTACTTCTCAGGCGTTACTATACTTGGAGTCGATGAAGATGGCAATGAAGTATAGCCTGGAATGGAAGGTGCGAACATTACTATCGCTGATTTTAGTGAACAAAATAACAGCATGTTTTCGAATGATAAGTTGATTGAGACATTGGAAAAACTTAACAACACACTTTCCAATTTCAATATAGATAATTATCAAAGAAAGGAGGAATGTGCGGTGAACAATTTTGATGAAACAAATGTAACTGAGACCGAAGAAGTTGGAGTAAAAGTTGAAGAAGCTGAAGAGACTGTTGTTGAAGAAGTTACAGTCGAAGAGCCTTCTGAAGAATCCGAAAGCGCTAAGCAGAAGGAAGAGTTCGAGGATGAAGATCCTGAGGATCCTACTGATCCTACTGATCCTACTGATCCTGTGACTCCTACTGATCCTGTGACTCCTGTCGAACCTGAACCGACAGAGACAGATGAAGACGGAGATGACGATTATGCAGTCGTAACCGAAGATGGAGACAATAATGCCAAGCTTGATTATGAGTATACCGTGAGTAATGACGGAAAGGTTAAGACCTTCTCTGTATCGCTCTCTCAGATTGCCGGGGCATTAAACACACTGGTCAATGATATGTATTCTGAGTCTGATAATACTTGGTACTTCACTGAGGTCTATCCGGATGATAAGACAGTTGTCATGATTGATGGTTGGACTGGGGCTGCATTCAGACAGTCTTACAAGGTTCGCAATGAGGTGTATAGCCTTGTTGGTGAAAGAGTTGCTGTTCATGCTTGCTATCTGACTGATGATGAGGAAAAACGGCTTGATGACATGAAGTCTAACTATTCTCAGTTTGAAGAAGTATCCGAGAAACTTGAGAAATACGAATCTGAGCCAGACAAGATGGAGATTCTTAACTCTGCGGATTATGCAAATATCGCTGACGTTAAAGAGTTCTCAGAACTCAAGAAGATGGATAACCATTTTGACATGTCTGTCGAAGAGGTAAAGAAAGCGGCAGATGATATACTGCTTGAATTTGCGAAAGGTAATAAACTTTCGTTTTCTGCAAAGCCGGAGGAGTCTAAGAAAGATTTCTTCGCATTTGCTCGTATTGAAACAAAGACCGATTTTCTTGATGGTCTTTTAAATAAAAACAAATAATGCATGACAAGTGTCATGTTCAATAATTTTATGAAAGGAGAAAAATATTATGGCAATTTATACAGATGCTACCCTTAGTGGTGGCGCTCATGGTATTTGGCAGTCCTCTCTGCTCCGCTCTACTCTTGCGGGACATCTTTGGGATTGTAAAGTTGTTCAAGAGTCTGGCTCTGGCGCAAGTCTGACCAGAACTCCTATCGATGTTGATAATGGTGTAGCTGTTCATGTTGGTGATTTTACTGGAGATGGTCTTCAGGAGCGTTATGCTACTATTGCAGCTGTTGGAGATAAGATTGGTGTCGTTGGCACTCCTGCTCTTGTAAAGGATGCTTTCACACAGGCTCAGGCTTCTGAGACTAATTTCTATAACAAAGCTGGTCAGCTTTCTAAGGTTTATTAGGTTGAGGGCGACGAGTACGATCCAGACATCTTTGGTGTCGGATTCCATCAGTTTACAACTGCATCACAGGCTAATGTAAAAGAGGGCGCTTATGTTGTAGTAAATGGAAGTGGACAGTGGGTTGCGCAGGCAGCCAAGCCGTCTTCCGCTACCTATGGTTTTATTGGCAAAGTACACAGCATTCACACTGGCCTTTACTATAAGGTTGTTCGTATTGCTGTAGTTAAGAACGAGCAGATTGCTTGATAAAATACTGAAGAAAGGAGGAAAAAATAATGAGAGATATTACTTGCTTTAGCGCAAATACCGTTGCTAATTTTGACAACGATTATAATAATATGCTTCAGTTCAACGACCTTGTTATGAATGCTTCTCGTAGAGATTACGGAAAGTACACCAAGGATGAAGTTGATACTATCATTCGTAATTAGTTTGATAAGATTACTGGCATTAATTTCAAGACTGCTACTCCCATGAAGCGCAGACAGGCTTGGAGAGATCATGGCAAAGAGATCTATACTCTTATTGAGGATGTTATTCTTGATCGCATGGTATCCGGTTGGGATGCAGGCAACGCTAGATTTATGGAATTTGTAAAAGAAGTAAACATTGCTGATGGTGATGTTAACTCCTTCTATGTAAATGATCCTTCTCTGCTCCAGGTCTCTGTATGGGCAGGTGAGCACCACGACGTTGTACGTCAGAAGGTTCTTCCCGGGAAGTCCTTCTCTATTGAAACTTCCAATTATGTAATCAAGGTTTACACTGATTACGAACTCTTCCAGATGGGCAAAGTTGATTTTGCTGGCATGGTAGACCTTATGTATAAGAGTATTGCTCAGTATCGTTACAGTGCTCTTTACACCGCTTTCATGTCTATGGATACTTTCCTTCCGTCTGATATGAAGCTTCAGACCCCGATTTCTGAAAACACCAGAGATCTTATCATTGAACAGGTCGAGGCTGTTAAGGCTGCTACTGGTAAGGATGTTATTCTTGTTGGTACCAGAATCGCTCTTCAGAAACTTCAGAATACTGTTAACTACACAATGTGGAGTGGCGAGATGAAGCAGGAGCGCCATGAAAAAGGTCTGCTGGGACTTTGGGAAGGTTATGATTGCCTTGCTCTTGAGCGTGTGAATAAGGTCGGAACGAGAGATTCCATCTTCACCGCAGATGATAACAAGAAGATCTTTATTCTTCCGGTTGACCCAGAGTTTAAACCTATCGTTCGCGTAAACGAGGGTGATGTTGAATACTTCGAGAGAGGTTTTGGCGGAGATATGCAGGATCGTACCGCAGAAGCTTCTATTTGGTATAAAGAGGGTGTTGGTGTTATAATCAATGAACTCTTTGGTGAGATCGTCGAAGGCGAATGATTTTTACCATAACTTAGGATTAAAAGGAGAAAGAGGAAATGAAAGTAAATGAACTTTCCAAAGAACTCGGCGTGACTAATAAGGACGTAATAGATTTTTTGAAGTCCAATGGATTTAAAGTTTCAAGTCATATGCAGAATGTGACGAATGAAATGATTGAACTTGCGCATGATCAATTTAAGTCTATCGCCGCAGAGGAAGAAGTTGAAGAAACTATTACAACTAAAAATAATTCTTAGATCCCAACCAAGCAAATTTCGGCCAGAGAAATAAAGCGTTTTCAGCCGGATGATCAGATTCCGTGCCGCAGTGCGGTTCCGTGGAAATTGGTTGGAGCTGGCGTTGATAAGAATTCCTTGTATGTTTGGAACAGTTTTGGAGATCGGGAATACGTGTTGTATCGAGATCTTCAGAGTATGAGACGAAAGGGTATCGTAAAAAATGCACAGATTATTATTGAAGACCCAGATATCTGTGAACAGTGGAAATATGATCTTGGGGATGCTTATCAAAAATATCTTGGCGTTGAATACCCGGAGGAATTCTTTGATATGCCGGATGATAAGTTTGAAAAGACTTTGAAGGATGCACCGGATACATTCAAGGAAGTAATTAAATATACGGCCATTGATATGATCCGAAACGAAAACTATCCTTCCATCCAGAAGCTTACTATCATTGATAATGTGCTTGGCACTGGGATCAAAGAGTTTATTTGATATGGAGGTGAAATATGACCTCTGAATATTCTGATATCTACTCGCGGTTTTTACTGCGGGTAACAGATTACGAGATTGCGGGGCTGGACGAGGAGCTGGCAAACTCGATGATGAGTAGTTGGATGAGATCGGCTCTCTCCAAACCTATGGTACGGAGGTTGTTTTCATCCATTACATTTGATGATGATATAGAAGAGATTGAGTATGAATTGTTAAATCCATGGGATGACGACACGGACAAAGATTTTGTCGAAGAGTTAATTAGTATTGGTATGGTATGTGAATGGGTTTCCCCCAGATACCATTCTGTATTAAATACAAACTAGGTTTTCTCGAATAAAGAGTAGTCGTTTTATAGCCAAGCCAATCACATGGAATAGCTTAGACAGATGTACGAGAAAAGTTAGCTGGATATTCGTAAATTGATCCGTGATCGTGGATATAATCTGTCTTTAATTAACGGGGCTTGATTCCGTTGAAGACTAAATATGGGAACTTCTCTTCTACTCAATTATCATCTGTTAAAAAATCCATTTAGAAATCCATCTTTTATTTGCTTCTATACGTAGACCCAAAAACGAATGATGGATATAAGGATATTGACGTTGATGAGGCTATAAACAATTTATAGCTGCGACTCAACGGCTTGAATAGTATTTTGTTATATCCGCCGGAATTGGTGGAGACGATGAGTTATTTAGAATCTGCACGGCAAGTCTATAATGAGAACTTCGATTTTCAAACATATCGTAAATTGATTCTTGACGCTGGAGCCGAAATCATGCGGATAAAGGATGGTGATTAATATGGCTATTTCTTTTAATGATTACGGGAAAATTCTTGGGTATAAGACACAAGGACGAGCGCATAAGGGTCAATCGGATATGATAATGGATTAGACGTGGTGGAGGGATATACAGTCGCAAACTGCGTATGTATATGATTACTATCATGACTTGCAATCCGAAGAAAAATTAAAGTTAGATGACTTACATCCTGATATTGATGAATTTAAGACCCCTTTGGATATTAAATTTATACGTCACCAGTCGCAAACTTATGACAAGGATCAAGTTACATTTTGGTTATAGATGCGACCTGGCTAGAAATGCAACGTCGATTACTACGGCAATGTACTTGGAGAGCGTTATGATGCGCTCTTCCCTGTTGGTCTGTATGCTGATATTCTTTAGGAAGACGGTAAGTATGATCGATGGCTCATTGTAGATAAGGCGAATTATAATGGGAATTAGTTTCCGACTTTTGAGATTTTGAGATGTGATAAAGTGTTTCAGTGGATACATGCTGGTAAGAAGTACCAGTGCGCTGGTGTTTTAAGAAGCCAGAATTCGTATAATTCCGGGCTTTGGACTGACTATAAAATCACTACTGTTGAAGATCAACAGAAATTTGCAGTCCCGATGACAAGGGAAACTGAAACATTATTTTACAATCATCGTATGATTGTAGATACTAAGGTTGAATCTGAGCCTAGAGTTTGGCTCATCTCAAAAATAAACCGCATTTCGCCCAATGGTATTTGCCGGGTTACGTTATATCAAGATAAGTTCGATTAGCATAAAGATTATATCGAGCGTGACGAAAATGGCAATATTATTGGAATGTGGGCCGATTATTATTCATCAAATATTGAGCCTACCCCTGTCCAATAGGACGAGCCCGACTCGCCCTCTCTCACTTCTTCCATCACCTGTTCCGGTAAGTAGCAAATTAAGATTGGTGGGTCTGCTAAGACGTTAACCGTATTATTCTATGATAACGGAGAGCCTACAGATTATCAGTCTGGAGAATGGGTATTCGCCATAGATGATGCTAATGCATCTGATTTGCTGACTATTACCACCGTCGCCGATGGAAAGATAAAAGTGAAGTTTAATGGGGATGACTCGTATATTAACAAAATACTGAAGGTAACTTTCACTTCTGGAGAAATCTCGTCTTCTCTGGACTTAGAAATATTACCGCTATAAGGAGGTATAAGATATGGGATTAACAAATGAACAGGTTAACTACCTCCGAAGCCTTAAATCCTTAACGGATATTGATAATATCCGTTTTAAGGAGATTATCAAAAAAAAGTTGATAAGTGATGAGATGATCATTTATCTGCTTAATAATAAAGAACTTGAAGATCAGGAAGCCGACCCAAGTGATTACCTTGGAGTTAATATACTCCCCTACTATCTCATTCATCCTACGCAGCATAATTGTCAGAATTATATCTGCTATGAGGTATAGACTAGGGAGGAGTATAGATATAATAACACCATCAAGTTGGGACAAGTCGTGTTCTATGTTCTCTGTGATGAGAAGAATAACATCGAGAAGACGACCGGTATCGCCCGGCATGATTTATTGTCGGCTTTAATAATTGAAAATTTCAACTGGACAAATCTCTTTGGTAAACAAATTCATTTAGTTTCTGATGTCCCAAGCGTTACAGATACAGATTATGCAACACGTACTCTTACATTCGAAGGGGAATTCCCGAATAATCTTGTTAAGTCAAATGTATCATCGAAATCCACAATGGTAATAAATAAGACGGGTGGCTAATCATGAAAACTGAGACAAACAAAACGTAGGTGGCTGGTCAACGGGTTGAGCGTAATAATACTCGCCCTATAACACATAAATTTGATCAGCTCAAAATGTATTTCGGAGAACCATTCGAAGTCGGGGATGGCATAGTAATATCCCAGCCAACGGTTGGGCAGATACTCGAAATTGGAGAATAGGATTTTTACGGGACGCTTTATGTGTTCATCGCAAATCCTACAACCTACCGAGTCTAGCTTTGGGAAATAGGCAAAGACTGGAATAAAATTGGGGACTATGAATTGTTTATGACTCTTGTAAGGAGTGTTCGCCCGGAAATTTCTAAGGTTTTATTTGGAGATGTTGACTTCACTGCTTTCGAACCTTATTCGAAGACGAAGGTGCAAGTTAACGACGATGGGGAGGAGGAAGTTATCCAAGTTCCTACTCTATATAATCCAGAGACTGAAATGGAACTCTCTGAAGAGGATTATGTTTTAATAGCAGAATATCTTTCCGTTATGTTTAATATTCATCCGAAAATTGAACATGTTAAAGGAAAATCTCTGAAAGAGTCAATTATAGAAGAGGATAGAATAAATATGATGGCACAGCTGGAAAACGGGAAGGCAGAAGACTCAGGTCTTCTCTCTCTCGTCTCGGCATGTGTTAATCATCCTGGATTTAAGTATAAACTCCAGGAATTAAGAGATGTTGGAATCTGTCAGTTTATGGACAGCGTCCAACGGCTTCAAGTTTATGAATCATCGACTGCGTTAATGAAGGGTATGTATTCTGGGTTTATCTCCTCGAAGGATATATAGCCGGATAACTACAACTGGATGCGGTCTTTGAATAAATAAAGTAATTTGAAGTAGATTACTACTATTTAATTACACAAAAATATTACGAAAGGAGACAAAAATTATGGCATTTAAAATCGATGACATTATTGTGGACAGGATATAGATGGCTTACATGGAAGAGACCAATGGAACTCCCATCGGTACACTTACTCAGCTTTCCGAGGCGACCCTTGAGGTCACCGCTGAATCTACTGATTCTGTAGATAAGGATGGAACTCTGATCAAGAGATTTTGGAGAGGAAAGACCGGTACTTTTACAGCAACCAATGCTATGCTTAATCTTAACGTTATGGCTCAGATGTCTGGAACCAAGAAGGAAGTTGCTAGTGCTTCTAACATCTTCAGAAGTGTTCCTGGTCTTGCTATCGTAAAGGTCGCAGCTGGATCTACTGCTGTCCTTCCTGGTTATATTGATTAGACCGCAAAGGTTAATTATCTCTATAATAATGGAACCATGGGAGATACTGTTCCTCTTGATCAGTATACTATTACTACTACTAGCGGAGTAACTACTTTCACTGCTCCTGCTGAAAAGCCGTCTGAAGGTGGCGAAACCATTACTGAAATTGATCGTGTAATTGTTCGTTATGACAGGGATGCTACTGCTGGTGTTGCTATTCACAACAGCGCAGATAAGTTCCCGCAGACTATCAGGTTGATTCTTAAGGTCCTTATCGTCGATCCTTGCGATGCTTCAACTCTGCGCGCAGCGATCATTGATATTCCGTCCTTCCAGCCAAGTCCTGAAGTTAGCATTACCTTCTCTTCAGAGGGTACGATCGACTTCAGTGGCGACCTCCAGGTGAATTATTGCTCTAGTGATAAGGAGCTTTATTCTATCTATGTCCTTGCTGATGACGAGGAAGATGAAGACTGATAATAAGAGTATCAGTTAATGAGAGGTGGGGGTCAAACCCCACCTTTTATTTTTTATTTTAGATAAATAGATTGAGAGTTGCAAACTCAATCGACAATGGCGGGACTCCGACTGCCTTTTTATTGTATTTGAATAGGAGATTCATAAAGAACGAATGATATATTTTTTGGCAATATATAAGTAGAAAACGTAAGGAACTCGGCATTAACGAGCCTTTTAATATATATGATTACATTTCCTCAATTGAGGATGACAACTTAGGAATAGATAGCTCACAGCTGGATCTGTGGGAGGAATGGGAGGAATAATATGGGAAGAAGTAAATTTGATAAGACGTGTGTCTTATGTGGCGCAAAATATGAATACTGTGGAAATTGTAGTAGATTTGAGGGAATGCCTCGATGGCTCGAGACAGTACATAGTATTAATTGCAAACAGATTATTGATGCGGTAATGAATTACAAAGGTGGAGCGAAAACTCCGGCTGAGTGTAAAAAGGATCTTGAAGCGTGTGACCTTTCCTATCGCAACAAGTTTAGCGATGGAATGAATGGGTTTATTACTGCTATTCTCGCAGTTGAAGATGAGCCCGTAGCAGATAATAAACCAGAACCGGTCGTCACAGAAGAACAGAAGGAAACCACTGTTGAGGTTAAGGAAGTTAAATCTGAAGAGAAGGTAAAGCCTGAAGAACCAAAGAAAGAAAAACAGGAGTCTTCTGTTCCTCAGAAGAAAATTAATCCATATAATTATAAGAAAAAATAATTAAAATAAAGTGTCTGGCGGTAAAAGCCGTTTGACACTTATTTTTATAGCTCCGTCGCATAATTGGTGAATGCACCGGTCTCTAAAACCGTTATACTCCTTTGAAGAGGGTTATCTGGGTTCGAGTCCCAGCGGGGCCGTTCGTAGTCAAGTATACTTGGCTCACCATCTGGTACGTTAAGCCGGTGGAGCTCCAGTGGAAGACCCACTGCGAGGAGAGGTTGCGCTCTCCATATTTCTGGGATGTGGCCAAATTTGGTTAAGGCCCCTGATTTGGGATCAGGAAATCTGTGCGTTCGAATCGCATCATCCCAATTTTTAGATTGAATAAGTGAAGTGATTAAAAGAAACCTAAAGAGAGCCGTAGCCGGTTCGCTTTTATGATGTGGGGACCCTTCACTGGATCCCCATTTTTTACGCCTCAAAAATAAAAAGACAAGGAGAGATAAAAGGAATATGAAGGATTTAGTGACAAGTGAAGTAACAGGAAAGACATATGATCCGTCGAAATGTGTCAGAATACTCAATAATTTACAAGCGTGCAAGTACATCAAATTTTAGTGCTATCCAGTAGATATATACCCAAGCATAGACGCAAAGACTGGTCAAGATGTTCTCGTGTATTTATTTATCCGAGATGAAACGAAGGACTTATATGCGGCATGGTGTGATCACACACTTTAATTGGAGGACAAAATGTTAGAACGAATAAAAGAACGCGAATACACGAGATACGTGGTAGCAACGCTAAATCAAGACGGAAAGGCAATGTATCTACACTCTCTTCATGACGGTAAGTACATGTTGGTTGAAGATATTGAGTACGCTACTAAATTACGAGGCCGAGAAGCTGCAATTGATTTTTATAGATTCGCTGTTCATGACTTTGGGCCGAATGTTGAATTGGTGTTGCTTCCCGTGATCATTTCATACGAGTTGGTTAAAGAAACAGATTGATGCGGGAGGTTTTGGAATGGAATATAAGATAACGATAGACAAGGTAATCGTCGATGAGTACAATGCCTTATATTTTAAGAAGAATCCTCGGAGACGAAAAGTCCCGATTGAAAAGCCGTGGCATCCGTCCATAAATGAGTGGTGCATCCTTCCTAGAATATAGATGAATGCGTTAAAACAAAGATGGAAAGAGTTTGGTATTTGGTTGATTTAGAAATTAGGTTATTCTGAGTTGATGATAGATAGATGCGATGTCGAGTATACAATATTTTTTGATTCGCGGAGACGGCATGATGTAGATAATTATACCCCAAAATTTTTGCACGATGGGTTTACGGAAGCTGGGTTCTGGGTTGATGACGACGATAAACATCTCTTCTCTCTCACTCTCAAATCTGGATATGACAAGGAAAATCCGAGGACAGAAATAGTAATAAAGACTGGAGGATAATAAGGATATGAAAGATTATTATAAACATGTACGTGAGTGTATTGATACATATAACAAGATTTAGGATAAGATGCACTGTTCTCAGTATGACACTACGGAGGACGAAGACGAATTTATTATTAACCACTGCATGCATTTGGCTCATGCGTTAATTAAAGATGCTGGATACGGCGAGCAATCGAGGGAAGAACTCTCGAAAGTATGTAATATTATTCAAGATGTAATTTAATAACGGTTTTCAAAATACGGAGGTGGTCTATTTTGTCTTATGTGTTTTATAACCCAAATCCTCTCTAGAGGTAGAATGCAGGTGATTGCACAATACGTGCGATTGCGAAGGTTATGAATTATGATTGGGGACGGGCATACACCGAACTGTGTCTTCAAGGGTTCATGATGTGTGATATGCCGTCTGCAAATTCTGTATGGGGTACTTATCTTGTTGACAAAGGATTTGAAGAGCATTCATTGATTAGGAAGTGTAAAGATTGTTATTCGTTGCTTGAATTTTGTCATGACCACCCGTATGGGACATTTGTTGTCGGGACGGACAATCATGCCGTTGCCGTAATCGACGGAAATTATTTTGATACATTCAATTCCGGCAATGTCAACCCGACGTATTATTTTGAGAAGATCAAGGAGGAAGAAAAACATGAATGATTACAATGGATATTAGACAGTTTATCAACCCAATTGGTATTATCAGCCACAACAGACAACTGCTCAGCCGATGTATGGACAGTATCGAAATTGGCCTCAGTCTGTTACTCAAGCTCCCATGCAATAGAACCCTCAACCACGAAGTGGGTCGATGATTTGGGTACAAGGCGAAGCTGGCGCTAGAGCGTATTCTGATATTTAGCCTGGAGTGCCAGTTGCCCTTTGGGATAGTGAGGACCAGGTAATATACATTAAGTCTATTGATAATACTGGAAAACCTTCCATGACCATTATTGATTACAAAGAAAGGACTCAAGACGATGCGAAGACTGAGACCCCAAAGATTGAGTACGCCACTAAAGAACAAGTGGATTCAATGAAGGATCAATTTTAGTCGATTACAGAAAAATTGGATAGTCTAGGAGTCTATGCAACCAAGGAACAATTTAACCAGCTGTCCGGACATCTGGATGATTTAAGTGGACAAATTGAAGAAATTGAAAATAGAATTACAAGTTTTGGTAAGCCGCAAGGTCAGCAGAACTCCAATAGAAGGGGGAATAAATGATGGCTACTCCTCTATTTTAGAGATATGGGAATTATCAACAACAGAACTAGTTAAGAGGCAATCTGGCCTATCAAATGGCTATGTTAAAGAATAACCCAGGTTATATTTTAGATATTCTATTACAGAACAGAAAAATTAATCAAGCTCAATATAATGAGCTTCAACCTTATAAAAATGACCCGGAAGCTATCGGGCGATATTTGATTAATAGTGGTAAGCAAGGTGAGATTAATCAAGCCGAGCAGACTGCCAATAATATGATGAACCAGAGATAATCTGGCACAGGATTAAAAGGATTAAAGGATTAAAGGGACTCTAAAAGGAAAATGAATTAAGGTAATACCTTCGGCCGAGGTTTACAAATATATGTTATCATTATTTTTCATTTTATCGAAAGGAGAACCGAATTATGGCTTTAACCGACAATCTTAGTGCAGCCGATCTTGCTGCGGTACTTGGCAACAATTAGAATAATGATTTTGGTGGAAATGGCGCATGGTGGTTACTCATCCTGCTTATTTTTGCCAACAATGGTTGGGGAAATGGTAACGGATTTGGCGGAGGAAATGGAGGCTATTATATGCCACCTTATGCCACCGCAAATGATGTGTAGAGTGGATTTGACTAGGCAGCAGTTATTGGCGGTCTTAATGGTATCACTTCTGCTATTTCTAATGGTTTCGCTGGAGCAGAGATTTCTCGTGCTAATGCTCTTGCTAATGTTACCAATCAAATGAATACTATTGCAATGAACCAGTAGAATTGTTGTTGTGAGAATAGGCTTGCTGTCGCAAACCTTGGCGCAACTATTGCGCAGGAGGCGTGTGCAGACCGTGCAGCTGTAAATGATGCTCTTCGTACCGTGCTTGAGGCAAACAATGCTTCAACATAGAGAGTGTTAGATCAACTCTGTGCAGATAAGATTGATGCTAAGAATGAGCAGATTGCCGCTCTTCAGCAACAGCTTACCATGGCACAGCTTGCCGCTTCTCAGAACGCACAGACGGCTGCGATTCTTGCAAATAATGAAGCGCAGACAGCAGCACTTGAACAGTATCTTTCACCAGTGCCTCGTCCGGCATACGTCGTTCAGAACCCTAACTGCTGCGGAAACTATTACACCAGTAATTGCGGATGCGGGAACTAATTAAGGGGGTGAGCTTATGGCTGGATATAGTGCAAATGCAGTTCAGACCGTGGCTCCTGGAGAAACTATTATTTTCACGGAGACCCCGGTTCCATGCAGACGTGGTTTTGTTCGTCATCGTGATGATACTGGCAATTTTCTATTAAGTGGGTATGTTCCAAACTTTTATGGATGCCCTTGTTGTAGGAATAATTCTGCCGATTATCTTGTAGACTTTGGTGCGAATATAGCAATCCCGACAGGAGGAACGGTTGGATAGATATCTGTAGCTATCACAATAGATGGGTCTACTATCCCCTCTTCTACTATGATTGTAACTCCTGCAGCGGTCGAGCAGTATTTTAATGTCTCTAGAGCAATTAACGCTCAGATTTGGAGAGGATGCTGTGAAACAATTGCGGTAAGAAATACATCAGATTAGACAATTCTTGTTCAGAATGCGAATATTATTTTCTCGCGTCCTGATTTGAATGTGACACGATAAAGGAGGGAATAGAGATGCAGGAATTTGATAATATTAAAGACATGGTGTATTGCGAAATTGATGAAATTGCTCATTAGGGTAAGCTCAATGTAAACGCAATACAGGTTCTGGGAGAACTCGTTGACATCCTTAAGGACATCGGATCTGTTGAGATGTTCGAAGAGGGAGTAAATGTCAACGAGGATGAATACTCCTTCTCAAATGGTTATTCTCGCAATGGTGGGTACTCTCAGAGACGTCCGGTGTACTACAATGACGGGAATAGCTATCGCAATGGCGGACGCAACTACAACGGAAGCGGATATTCTCGCCGTGGGCGTGGATATAGCTACGATGATAGCAAGACGCATATGATTGAAAAGCTAAACCATCTTATGATGGAAGCTAATGAGCAAAAGGATAAAGATGCAATTAGAGATCTTATTGCATAGATGGAAAGTAACTGAAAAACAAATAGAAATATTTATGGGGTAGGGGAGTCAAATCTTCTACCCCATTTTTTAAGTTTTTGAGTAAAAGGAGAAAATGGGATTATGAAGATTGATATGTTCTTAAAATTATACGAAAGTAAACAGACGCCTGAAAGTAAAAAGAAGTTAGTGGCGGATCATGTAAAGAATATCCAGGTTAAATATTCGGATAAGGTGGATAGAGCTGGAATTATTGCTAAACATTCATATTACGAAAAACAGGTGGGTGCAGATGGTGTAGAACGAGAAGTGTTCCGTCAAAATTCGGCGGCAAAATATATGCTCTACTATCTCACGCTTGTTGATTTATATACAGATTTAGAAGTCGATTTTAAGGAATCATTAGATACGTTTGAAAAAATAAATGGAAGTATTTTAGATACTATCATTTCATATATAGATGACAGAGAGTTGAAAGAATTCCAAATGCTACTTGATTTTGCGTGTGATGATATTTTGACGAATGAGTATGAAATGCATTCTTTTATTAAAAATCAAGTTGAGCGATTTGGATCTTTATTTGGTAATATTGTTGCTCCAGCTTTACAGGGGCTTGACTTAGGAAAAATAGAGGAATTAATAGAACAACTTAATAAATAATAAGATTAGTAGGCGTAGGTTCATACGCCGAAGGAGGTGTATGAATTTATGTCTAATAAAATAAAAGTATGGACAATACAAGAAATGTTGGAAGATGCAAAGAAAAAAATGCAGACAGCTATGAAAAAAGCCGCAGAAGATATTGCATGGAAAGTTGAAGAAAAGTATGAAACCTGTATTGATGCATTTTATAAATCTTATCCACCAGGAGGAGGAGAGCCCCCATATTATGATAGAGGATATAATTTATATAATGCGTCTTCTGCCGGAGCGTTGGGCAACACATATGCAAATGTTAGCGTTAGTTCCGATGAATTTACGAGTGGAATAATTGTGTCTGGAGATAATATGTCTGATCCATATAAAGACCCCGCAAGTTATGTACTAAAAGGGGCTTTTGTCCTTGGATATCATGGAACTAGTAAAACGGGGTCGGTTTTGCCTACAAAAAGAATTTTGGATAAATGGTGGAGACAATTCAAATCTCCATAGAGGCTTGGACCGTTTTTGGGTAAATATATTAAAGCCGCAGGCTTATGATAAAGGTGGTGAAATAAATGGCTGAAAATAGTTATGATTATATATTGTAGGTAGGATGGGAATTTGCCGATGCGGCAAAAGAAGCAACTAAAGAATTAAAGAGTGCTTAGACGTCGGTTGAGAAAAGTGGCGGAATTAAAATTAAATATAGTTCAGATCCAGATAGTATTAAAGATATAGTATCTTCTATAAAAAAAATTAATCCAGAGGCGGAGGTATAGGTCTCGATAAATCAAAAAGATGCTCTGAAATTGTTTTAGGGCATGGGCAAAAAGGCATTTAAAAGTATATTTGACGACAAAGAAGCATCGGATATATATGACCAGATTGAAAAAAACATAACTAAAAAATTATAGAATGTTAATACGAGCAGATTTTCTAGTAGACTTTTATCAACCATACATGATCCAACTAAAAGCTTGCAGGAATAGAGGACGGCTCTAGGCGATATCTTAAATGATTTAACTATGTTGTCCAAAATTGGAGCAGAAAAGATAGAAATGTTAAGCCCTGCCCA